TAACTCTTTAGTCATTTTAGCTATTAATTCTTGTGTTTTACTCATTATGTAGCTTCTATAAATGTTTCTTTAAGATTTTTTGTATAAACTTCTTCAACCCAAAAAGAGATGGTTGCTCGGTCTTTTCCAGTAACCCATGTAAAATTAATCATTTTTGCTGGACTATTTTTAAAAATGAAGTATGGATTTATTGTTAATAATTTAAAATCTTCTATGCCAAATGGAATTTCTACATCATTATAAATAGCTCTTTGCCTTTTAAATCCCTTATCAATAAAACTATCGTAATCTAAATAATCATGATACAATTTTTTTGCATTAAATAAACTCCTATGATTCACAGCTAATTTACCGCCAGATAAAGGTAATAATTTTGGAACTGTATGCCAGTTGTTTGTTTGTTTAAGAATACCTAATTTTGATTTAACTTTTCCTTCAAAATTTGTTCCCCCCCCAATAATACCTGTAACGCTATCGACACTTTTCCCAACATTTTTTAAAAGTTTTTCGATAGCATTTAACTTATCTTTTCTATTACCCAAAGCGACATTAAAATCAACTTCATCAATTCCTTTTAATAAAACAGCTTTTGGATTAATTACAGTTATTGGATTAGTGTGTATCTCATAAGCCGTTCCCTTATAATTATCAATAGTCCACTCATCATTTGGGTCAATTTTGAATTGAAGTACTTTTGTCGTTTTTAAATCGCTTAAATTATACTTCTTAGATTCTATTAAAACATCTGGCAAAACCCAAGTAGATTGCTGTTGCCAAAATGGATCATTCATTGGTCTTAAATGAATAACCCCATTAATTAAAGCTATTTTTCCTCTAATTAAATTTTTAGCCAACTCAAACATATCGGAACAATTATATCCATAATCCATCACATTTGGTATTCCAGTTGGAGTTCCTTTTGGGAAATTAATAAGCCCACTAATTAAATTTTTGTCATCCAATCTTGGGTTACTTGGTAAGTAGTGTAAATTATTAAAAACAGGAGAAGGAGCTTCTAAAGTATAACCCAAATGTTGAGCCGCTTTTTTTAAAGCTGTTTTTAATAGTATAGCCTTATGCTTTCTTACAGTAGGGATTAAAATATCAAATAAATCTTTTGCTAAATTAACAACTGCGATTAAAATAACTATCATGTAAATCGTTCGCAGTACTAAAACTAAAGCCGCATAAATAATTCCTCCGACATTCCAACTGATAGTCGTAACAGCACCGAAACCAGCACCTACTCCGGGTATTGGTAAAGACGCATTAATAACTCTGCTTATTCCTTGTGCGAATTTTTGAATAGATTCTTGCAGCTCTTTTATCATTAGAAAAAGTACAACCGTAGACATTAGAATCTCGAACATATTAAACTTCTTTTCAACTACATAATCTACTGTTACATAATCGCCCTGTCCAACCGTTCCAAGTTCTTCTAAATAGCCATAAGTTAACGCTTCAAGTTTACTGTAAAGGTCATCAATCCCATCCTCTTTTAAGGTGTTTACCCTTACTTTACCATCTTCTAATAATTCTTCATAATTAGAATAAAAATCTAAAAAGGCTTTAAAACTAACCTGCTGAGATTGGTTATTGTAAAGTATCAACTCAAAAGGCATCCCCTCAAAACCACCAACAGGGCTATGAAACCAATTATGTACTGCATCCCTTGCTTCTAAAGGGAAAGTAAAGTCTGAAACTTTTAAAGACGGTTGTGTATTGTCATCAATATAACTCGCTTCTATTACAGTATCTTCCCACCCCTCTGGAGCGTTATATTGAACACCGTTAAGAATGTATTTTTGCTCTGAATTTATACTTAAATCACTCATTAATGAAGTTTAGAAATTTCTGTTACTATTTTATTACCAGTTTGAGTCTTTACTTTTAATATTTGCCTAACATAATCAGCTTCCATTGAAGTCTTTGGCATCTTAATCGCTTTAATACTATCGTTTAACGTGTCTATCTTGCGTTCTAAGCCCTTATTCAATCCATTTAGATTAATAGAACTCATTAAATTATTCCCTATGTCTGGCGTGTTGTGGTTAAATAATTCCCCCATATTATATTTCTCAATAATATTAGCGGCTTCATCATTTCCGATACCACCCATTTTATTATTTTGTTTCTCAGTCATTACACGCTCATTATCGTGTAACATTGCCATACGTCCACCATTAGAATCTAAAGCGTTGGAAACTGTCCCAGTACTTTCTGTTCCGTCAAAGAAAGCTGGTATTGCTTCAATTATTGCTGGTAAAGCTCCTAATAAAGCGGCTGTTTCTAAGGTCGCTGATGCTGGGTCTTTACCTTGACTAAGTAAAGCGCTAAATATTTTAAAACCAGCACTAACTAATTCTTGTTTTCTTTCTTCTTTCTCTTTGGCTCTTTTTAAATCAGCTTGTTTTTTAGATTCTACTGAAATACTTTGTTGAGCATCTAAAGAACCTTTTGCAGCTAAATCTCTTAATCTGTTTTGATTCTCTTTTGAAGCGTCAAATTGTTCGTCTAAATCTTCTATCTTTTTATTACTCGAAGCAATTAATAGTTCGTCTAACTTATTAAGAATTGCTATTTGAGTATCAATTCTTAAATCATTTATTTTCTTTTCTTCATCAGCTTTTTTCTTAGCAGCTTCATCGTCTATTTTATCTTGTTTACTTTTTGCATCGGCATCTATCTTTGCGAGCTTATCTAAAAGCTCTTTTTTTCTTTGAAGTATTGCAGCATCTTTTTCTTCGTCAGATAATAACTTGCTTTTTTCAATTTCAGCTACTTGACTGTCAAAATCTTGCATTGCCTTCAAAATTTCCTTATCAATACCCTTTTTAGTTCTTAACTCTTCTTTACCTAATCTTTCATTTCTTTTCTCATTAAAATCATCTTCTTTTTTTTTCTTCTTTTTATCAAAATCATCTTGTAACTTTAATAATTCGGAGTCTCTGGCTTTAATCAACTCAATTCTTAATTCATTAGCCACCTTTGAGTTTCCTTTTATGGCATCAATTTCACGCCTAAATTTAGTATTTATTATCTTTTTTTGTCGCTCCAAATCATCTTTTGTAGCTTGGTTTCTTAAATCTTCTAATCTTCTCGCTAATAACGCAAGATTGTCAACTCGTTTTAGATATTCAGTATTTATAGCATCAGTACCATCTTTTATTACTTCAATTAAATCAACATCAGATTCAGCTATTTCTTTATTTATTTTTAAAATATTTTCTTGTACAGCTTTAATATTGCCATCTACAGCCCCAATAAATGCAGCATTAGACTTAATCAACTCATCTCTCTCATTATTTAGTCTACTTATTTTAGCTAATATTCTTGCGTCTGCTGATTCTCTTGTACCTTGACCCAAACTTGCTCCAGCTTGTTCTATTTTTTCGCTAATAATATCTATTTCGCCTTGTCTTAATGCCTTTCTTTTGTTAGTATTTTCAGTAAAAATCTTTAACGACCTTTCACTTAACTCTTTTTCCTTCTTTAAAGAATTATTTTTAAACTCAGACAATTCTTTATTTAACTTTTTTTCATCGCCTCCTAAAGCAATTAATTTTCTAATTCTCAACTCTTCTAACTCGATAATACTTAATTGGTCTTTTCTCCTTTCGTCTATCTCTATTTTCCGACTTGCAGCTGATTTAGCTGATGTTTCATCAAATATTTTTTGTAGTCTAATAGCTTCACTAACTCCATTATTAAAAGCAACCCAAGCTGCAACAGCTGCGGCTAAAAGAACTACCACCAAACCAATAACATTTGCCTTGGACACTGTATTAAAAGCTTTCATTGCTTTAGTAGCTTTTCCAATACCACCAGAAAGAGCGATTTTTGAAATTCTTAGTACATTATTTATAGTCGTGTAAGCCTTAGATACTGCCATCGTGGCTGACACAACCACTTTAAATGTTATAAATGCAGCTACTAAAGACCCAACAGCCTTAAAAATTGAAATAAAGGATTTTGCATACTTTCTAACTACCTTTTCATGCTTAGACATTTCAGAAGTTAACTTTTCAGTTCCAGTTAAAAGGCTTAATATCTCAGTAGCTAAGTCTACAATATTTCGTAAAACCCTACTAAAAGAACCATTTCCATCTTCTAAAGATAAAATAAAACCTTCCCAAGCTGAATTTAATATTGTAACAGAACCACTTAAATTATCCAGTTGAGTGTCTGCCATTTGTTGGGCAGTACCTCCAGAAGCTAATAAAGCTTCATTTAATTCTAAAACCGAGTCAGTACCATCTAAAAATGTAGCAAATGCAGCTACACTTCTTTTATCTGTTAAATTTAAAGCCTCACCCAAATCAATGCCTTCACCTTTCAACTGCTTTAATCCCTTAACTAAAGAAGGTAAATCTGTTACTGGTTCTTTTAACGACTTTGCTAATTTACCATTGGCATCAGCTAAATTCAGCATTATATTTCTTGTTGCTGTCGCAGCACTTGAAGCATCAAAACCAGCGTTTGAAAGTTCCCCCAGTAAAGCAGTCGAACCCTCTAAGCTAAACCCAAACTTTTTAGCCACTGGTGCAATAGTGGACATTGAAGAATTAAGCTTACCAAAATCTAAAGCACTTGCAGAAGTTGACTTAGCCAATACATCATTAACCCTTGAAGCTTCACTTGCATCTAATCCAAAAGCTTTTAATGTTGCTCCAGTTAATGTTGCCGTTTCGTCTAATCCAGAACCCATTGCAGCCGCAGCATTTAGAGTACTTTCAGTCATTAATAAAATGTCAGCCGTTGGAAAGCCTAATTTTGCGAAAGCTGTTTGTAAGCCTACAACCTCTGAAGCTGTAAATGCAGTAGTAGATCCGAGTATCTTAGCATTAGCCGATAGTAATACCATTTCCTCATTAGTAGCTCCTAAAACAGCTTTTAAACCACTATTTGCTTTTTCAAAAGATGAAAATATTGCTACTGTGCTTTTCATTACATTGAATAACCCAGTTATTCCAGCCGTTATCCCCAAAGCTCCAGCAAAACTTCTTAATGCTCCACCAGCTTTACTAAAAGCACTTCCATAATTACCAACATTTCTTTGTGATTGCCCTACTGTTTTGTCAATCTTTTTTAGCTTAGTATCTAATTTTGTTATCTGAGCTAATAATATTTTTTGTTCTTTAGAAACTCCCTTTTCAGAAATTGCTAAATTTTTATATTTTTTTCTTAAGTCATTCAGTTTTTTAGATTCTTTAGCATAAGCGCTAGTTAAACCTAAAGTTTCTTTTGATACTTCTCTTATTGCTTTTTTTTCTGTTTGAAGTTGTAAATTTCTTACGTCATTTTGTTGAGCCTGTTTTGTTCTATTCGCTTTTATTTTTTGTTCTAATTTTATTGTTTCTTTATCTAAAGTTAACTTCTGATTAAATGCTTTATTGGTATTATTTACCCCTTCAGTTACTTTTTTTAATCCTTCAACATCTTTAATTTGCGATTCTACTAACTTTAAATTACTGGCTGTTGTAGTTTTTAATACTTGGTTCAACTTCTCCATTAATGGCAAAGCCTCTTTAGCACTCTTTGCTAAATCACCGTATAAATCTTTTTGATATATATCACCAGCACCTTTAATTATATCATTCGCCATCTTTAGTATCTTTTAAAGTTCTTAGATAATTGTTGTATTCAAAAACAGTTATTTTTTTTATGTCAATATGTATTTTTTGCACCCTTTCAAGTCCAATAACCACACTTTCAAAGCTCATTCCTTCAGACTTATCAAAAGAAGCCTCTAATTCTAATTCTTCAATCTTAATAAAGTTTAATAAAGACCTGTTATCTGTCATTATAAACTCATTCTTCATTCTCGCAATTTCTTTTTTACGCTCTAAAATCTCTTTATATTCTTTAGATAGCCCAAATTCTTCCAGATATTCATCATAAATACTAAGCCAAACTTGTTCAAGCACTAAAGAATTATCCTCTTTTACTTTCCTGTAAGAATCTAATTGTTTAATATAAGCTAAGTTCCCAGTCTTATGAATCATTGTCCAATTCCACTGCGGTAAATCGTCAATAGAACTAAATAACTTAGGCTGCGATTTTTCTTCTAACTTCTTGAATAAACTTTTTACGAATAACATCTATTATCTTTTGTAAATTTTTATCTTGTAAACCCATTATATCTTTACCGAAAGCCTCAAATAAATTGGTGTCCTCTTTTAATGGGTCTGCATTAATCTTAAAATATTCTGGCGTTAACTCTAAATTAAAAGTCTTATAAAAAGCACCACTATCCGAGATAGTATATGGGTCGCCAACACTAAAGCTCACCCCATTACTTTTTACACCACCTTTTAAGTTATGAGTAAAAGCTGAGTAGCCAGTATAAGTAATTCCGTTTTTGGTGTAGGTTAAATCTTCACCATTAGAATCTTGGTTATCACTAAATAGCTGTAATTTATTTAGATTAAGTATAAATTCTTGGATAACTTTATCTCTAAGAACCACACTAAACATCTTATTTTCTTTTAATGTTTGTGCAGCTCTTAGAGAGTTAAAAAGTCTACTTTGCACTTTTCTTAAATTTAGGCTTAGAACCTCTATTAGCTTTTATCCAATTCCAAGCATCATTCAAATCAAAAGGTAATTTACCTTTGTATTGTGCTTTAAAATCTTCTTTGCTAACATCAATAAAAGCCTTTGGATTAAGGATTTTAATATATTTTTCTTCTAAGCTCATAATTTTTAAGGTATTAAGTAAGTAAAAGGTTTCATTTCAAATCCTAATTTAGATAAAGAAACTTGAATAGTATCACCTATAGCAGCATTTACCATAAGACCTACATCATATTGCCCTTCCATCCCAACAACTGGTGTTGCTGTCTGAACATTTTCAAGTACCGACTGAGTAGTATTAAAAACAACTAAATCAGTTGTATCTAATCCCTCAAAAGGAACTGCATTATTATAAGCCCCATAAATGAAACCTAAATCTAATCTTACAGAAAAAGGCGATATAGCTGGAACAGCTAAAGCTTCACCAACAACGTCAACTAAACCTCTTGTATTTAACATCTTAGTAGCAGTTTGAGCCGCACCAATTTGGATAAGGTTCTCATCTTTTTCTAATTCGTTAACTGCAAAAGTTAAAGAAACTGAGTTTAATTCAGCTTTTGTTCCTCTTACTACACCAGCGAAAAAAGTACCAGTTTCGATTGCAATAGGTAACATTTCATCTCCATTGTCCATTCCAACAATGTCACCATTTACTGATATTTCAAAATAAGAGATATCTTGACAGTTGAAAGAGTTTAAAACTCCAGCAAAAGTTGGACTTCCTAATTTATCATAAAAAGAACCAACAAAAGTTCTTACACCTTGATCAATTATTTTTGGGATTCCGTCAACGTCAAAAGTTACTGGCTCAGCTCTTGTGTCAGCTACTGCATTAATTTTTGGAGTTACATACCATCTTTTTGAAGTATCAGCTTCATTAATTTGTGACTGTATAAAAGCATCTGGAAGTACTCCATTTACAAAGTCGGATTTTTTTACAGAGTTACGAGTTCCATCATTAGCGAAAGTTTTCACTAAGATTAATTTTGCAGTTCTGTCAATTATTGGTACGCAAGAAGGTTGTCCAGTATTCTTTCCTCCTGTACCACATACACATGGTTCAAACATTTTATTTTATTTTTGTGTGAGGCTTCAACACCTCATTATTAAATTAGCAAAGGCATAATTGCCCTGCTACTATTGGTAAACTCAACCGCACTTCAACACCACTTGTTTTGTCGTTCAATATCCTACGAGTATGCCCCTTGTCGGTTGAATAAACGCCAAACTTTGCGTGATTAATTGCTGTAAAGTTACTAAATTCTTCTATATTAGAGTTGTCATTCAGCTCATTTATAAACTGATATAACATATTTCTCATCGGTTTGATTGCTAATCTGTAATGCTCAGCAGTTAACCAGTTTTCTTCATCTGTATTTGTTAAGAAAAACATTCTAAAGTCTGATACTCTATCTACTTTATCTTGTGGTTCATTATTAAAATTATCATTTATAACCTCTAATAAATAAACCATTGGAAACTTATCAGTATCAAATTTCTTATTGTCTAATTCTTGCGAAGTAGCGATTACCGTTCCATGAAAGTATTTCATCTTTGGTAAATCAATAACCTTTTCAGTCATCATAGAACCACCGTAAACAGTAAATTGTCTATTTGGAGTAAATTCTTTTCCAACGCCATCAGTTACTT